ATATGGAGTGATCAATGGGATGACGAAATAAAAAGAGAGATCATTAAAAACAAAATAAGGATTGAACTGGGCTTGTATGAAGGTAAAAGGGTGTATGCAAGAAACACAACAGTAAGAGAGACGACACATAAAGCGACAAAGAATCTACTCAATGTCAACCACATACAAGGTAGTGCAACTGGTTCTCTATATCTTGGTTGTTACGACAACGATAGCGATGATATGGTTGGTTGTATGATATTCAGAAAAAGACAGAATGGTGTGTGGGAACTTGTTAGATTCTGCACAGATCGTCTCGTTGTCGGTTGTTTCAGTAAAATGCTGAAGTTTTTTATGAGAACCAATGAGTGGTGTGAAATCATTTCATACGCAGATATGTCAATAAGTCGTGGTGGTGTTTATGAAAAGAACGGCTTCGATAAAATAAAAATAACACAACCATCAATGTTTTATACAAAAGACGGCATCAGATATGGTCGTGGAATGTTTATGAAGAAAAAATTAAAATACCTACCAAACTATAGTGACACAAAGACGGAAAAACAGATAATGGAAGAGAATGGGTTTTTACAGGTCTTCGACTCTGGACTCATAAAATATTCATTAAAAAAGGGATCATTGTGATCCCTTTTATTTTACCATCTACCTTGTTCCTGTGGTTCTATACCATACTCAGATCCAAGTCTACCATCACCATAAACAATGTTGTCGATGACATGTTCTGGCATTTTCTTGATCTGTTCATCATCAACACCACGCTCACGCAATTTATTGATTTCATTGTCCCGTATTTCTTCCATATCCATATTCAGATATTTTTGAAGAGCATACTTCTTGGATAATTGATTGATCTGAAGCGTCGAGTTGAATACATTCAGCAGGGTCTGGTTAATCTCAATCTCTTTATAAGTTGCAAATGACTGAGAATCATTGATCCTGAACGTAAACCCTTCCGGTATACTCACACCACGTTCACGGCAAAACTCAACGAAATTTTCTACAAGAGGATATGTCATTTGGTTTTTAATTCGCTTGACATGTCCCATGTACCTCATCTCGATTTGGTACATCTGACCAACTCGCATATCACTGAACTGATCACGCTCTTGGGACTGTGTGTCGATCATACTTGACGGGATGCGAAGTCCGGCAGCCAACTTCTTATAGAACCATTCGAGATCAGACAATTCACCAAGATTTGACCCAGCCGGTAGTGTCTCTACCCTTGAGCCCTTACCTGTTGAGTTCGTCGGGATAAATATATCTTCCCCAGTGGAATGTGGGTCATAATCGGTTTCGATCTGCCCACTCTTTGAAACACGTTTCTGCATCAGTCTCAGACGCTGCTGTTCGATCGCTCGTTCCCGCTTCGGTCCTTGTAAGTTACCAACATCGATGTAGTACAATCTCCGTTCAGGTGCCCTAACCACTCGATAGATAACAACAGAATCTTCAAGAAGGCTCAACTGTCGATATGTCTTGTATACCTTTTCGATTACAGATTCACCAAACGGACCATCACCTACTTTCATAACAACAAGCTCATCAACTGGGATTATTTCGTAATCCTTTGAACCAGTCCCCGCATTGGTCTTTGAGTAATTATTGTATGTTGATGCCCCTCTCCTGTCAATGCGCTGGATATTCGGGTCATACAGATAGTGTGTCACCACGTCCTCATTGGTTTCAGACAGAACATAACCAACAAACCGCTCGGCAGGCATGAGCATAAGAGAACCATCCTTACACTTACGAAATGCTCTCATTCCATATTTCAGTGCACTTCTTACATGGTTGAACAGATCTTTCTTCATTCCAGTCCGGTCTTCCCATAAACCTAGAGCAGAGTTCAGCAACTTGATCTGTGTTTTCTTAATCTTTGAGTCGTCCTCATATTCGATAAGAAATACATCTTCGTTATCTGCGTTACAAGATGAGATATCTTCTGCTAGAACGTCGAGCGCTCTACCGATTTCCACAGAACCACAGTCAGCCTCTGCATATCGCATGAGGCGTGTATACCTAGTCCCACTGTTGTCGATGATCCTGTTATACCAGCTAGATGACACAGCATAGTTTGATATTGTATATCCACCCTTGTCATTTTTAAGAGAAACAGGGTTCCAGACGTTTTCTACTAATTCTGGCATGATAAGGCTTTCCTAAATTCTAAATAAGTTAAACAGAGGTATTTTTACCTCATACTTTCTCTAGTTATTTATCAAGGGTTACAACATGCCAAATATCATACAAGGGTTAAACAAAGATATTTTAGATTCATACGAAGGGTATGATGAGCAAAAAGTGGGTATGGGTTTAATCAACCCAAACGCATATGCATCGAAAGCCTACCAAAAGAAAAAGATAAAAAGCATCGCTCTTGGTGGTATTAGCGAATGTCGCTATGCTGGTTTCGAGAACGACCCGAACCCTGTTATATTGACAATGAACTACATTCCCGCATACAACGTGGTCATTGGGTTGAACCTTCGATATGGCACACCCCGTCTAAGACAGGCAATACTGAAATATGTTCTCGACACAAATAGAGCCAGAATAAAATCAAACCTCCCAATAATGATTGATTACTATTCTCTCAAAAAAGCGATACCAGACAGTAGATACCTCGTCAGGATGTATAAGGTTGTTGGTCTTTCCCCCGTCAAAATGTTTCAGCTCAATGAATGGCCTGAAGTTGCTGCAAAAAAGACACCTTTCGACGGGTTCTATACCAAGTTCAAAAAACGTTAATGCGAGGGGTGTTAAAACCCCTCATAGTCATCATTCCCCAAGATCAACCTCACGACCGTCATAGATGTACTTAAACATGTTTTCACTACTCTCGTACCGAATGTTCACATCCTCAAAGGAGACAACGCCCCCGAGGTATTCTTTTAGCCTAGCCTCCAGAGACACAAAATCAGTTTTAACGTCTTCTGGTTTAAAGTCGTTACAAATAACAATACCGATCAGAGGTTCATCTGTGTATTGGTCTTTTTTATAAAGTTCGTTATCTCGTTGAATAGACGATGCAAACTCCATGATTGAGGGTGACTCACCGGCCAAGATCAGAACCTCCCCGTCACCTTGCATAGCCGTGACCCTATCAATGCGCAGGTCACCCATGAAGAAAGTATTCATATTCGTCTCTGGTTCTTTGATTTCATGTATACCATAACAACCACCAAGGTTGATGAACATGTTACGCCTCTCAGGTACTTTGTCTTCAAAACCATGATCGATTGCAAAATTCATGATTTTCTGATATCCCTCTTGTGATACACGCATCTCAAGAGACGTTACCAGTCGCTGCTGCTCTGCCATTTTTTCTTCCTCTTCTTTCTCTGCATTTTGTTTACACTCATCTCTCAACTGAAATGCAGACTTCAAATTCATTTTTGTTGTACGAACCGACAACAATCTAGTCTCGAAAAAACCATCTGTTCGTGTGCCACCAGAACAATCAAACATACCTTCGACTTTAGCGAAACCAAGTTCCACCAGCTTGTTCTTGGCTCTGTTACCAGTGGATGGATCGATACCACACCATGCGGCACAGAATTTGTCAGAGTATGTTGTTGTTCCGCAATACCCATCATACATTTCCTTCAGGGCATCCAAGTATAAAAGACCTTCTGCAACCTTTATCTCAGATGGGGAAAGGTTCCGTTCTTGGTATGTATACCCGTAAGACTTGACGAACTCGGTGCAGTTGATGATACCGGCTTCGTCAAGCATCCTCATGAACCAGATTGTAAACTCTGGGCTTTTCATCCGTGGCACAAGAGCCTTATATTTACAAGTTGCATACAGGCGAACAATATTGTAATCAACCTGCTTATACTTGTCTGAGAAATGGTTAGAAAAATCACGCACTATGATATGAGTTCTATCACCACTCCAACGAACACCCATTGAAGGTTTGTTGTCAACGTGTGTCGGGATTATTGATCTCTGTAAGCTCGTATCCCCGACACGAGGCACGTTCAGACCCATCATACGACCGAGACGGGTTTGAACCCGTGTATCATGAAACAAGGCATTGATAACTGATGTGTCAATTGGACGGTCCAGTATCAGCCTGTTGTTGTCATCAAACTCAACCACAAAATCAGTCTTCTTCTTTTCTTCACTTACACCGTTGTACATGTCTGGAGTTTGCTCAAACTCAATTTCACCGGTTTTATAGTTAATACTGTTCTTCCGAGGCTCGTCAACTTCTTCAGTCGTCAGAATCTCCTCACCGTTTTTTGGTGTTGGGATACTCGTAAGATCTCTCGTTTCTTTGTCTTTTTTCTTCGCGGTTTTTCGATATGCAGTCTTACATGAACCTTTTGACTCTTTTTTTAGTTTTTTGGAAGTCTTTGTTACCTCTTCCATGGAAGAGGCAAGATCCCAGAAAGCCACATGGTCAAATGCGGGAAGGGTCGCCATAGCATCCCAAGGTGTATTTGATGTTTTGCACTTGTAAACCCTTTGGTCGGGAAGAATCACATACCCTCCATCGGAGAGGAGATCAATGGAAGGTAGTGAATAAATGTGACGGGTTACATTTTCGTTTTTCTTGAAGTAGAAATGGGTTCCACCAGATTTTGTTGTTACCTCAAGACAGTCAGGTGTTACGATACCATTAGCCTTCAGAGCGTTCACGGCGGTTTCCACCAGCAACTTGTTGGTCGCACATAGCCCATCAACGTCAACATCAATGACAACAAACTGATCATTGGGTGCACCAACCAAGGCATTGGGGTATTTCTCCCACCATTCACGCACCTGTTCAATGTCGTTTGTGGCGTCTTTAAAACCATCACCACCACGAACCGCAGGTCGTTTCTGCTGTGTACAAGGAAATATCTTAATACCATTACGGGCATAATTTAATGCAATGTCAAGCTGTGTCATTGTGTCCTCTCTCAATCCTACTTAAAGAAACCGTCTCTGAACGATTTCCACTCACTCTCAGAAGAATACCACAGTGGTATGTTACTCTTCAACCCAGAGCCTAAATTTGTATTTCTCTTTAACCATTCTAACACATTCCATGCCATGTTGCAAACTTGCTCTTTCTCATTTTCACAAAGTTTTGTGTACTGGTCTACGGAATGTCTAAGATTCAGGACGTAAATCAAAATAGCAATCGGTTTCTTCTTATTCTCTTTGAAAAAGGTTGCTATCTCATTTTCGAGTGCACTGAACGAAATATCGCTACCGACTTCACTCCATCCCAATTTTTCATCATACATGCACATTCTCCAAAGAAAACCAATATTTTCCGATCCAATAGGCATCGGTTACATCATACCTACCCTTCGTCTTCTTATATATTTCGATTCGTTCCTTAACTTTCTCTGGTAATGCCTCAAACATTTCGATCTTTGAAGCATTACCAGACCCTGTGGCAAACTTTTTAATCTGTTTCGGTGGTGTTATTTTGACATCACACCCACAGTTTAACAGTTTAGAAACAATAAGATACTGAAGACCCGCTAGATCTCTTGACGTATTTCCGACATTTCCACCGAATGACAATCCTTCGATAGAAACCACATCCACATTCATATCAGTGGTAATCCTGGCTATTTCATCAGATATATCTACAGCCCGTCTGATCTTGTCGTGTTCAACTGCTTCATTCTTTTCTGATCTGATAACACAGTGGTGAATAAGTTCCCCGTCATCGGAGAATACACACACACCTGTTGATGTATAGCTTTGATCAAGCCCCATAACTATCATAAAAATCCCCTCATAAAGTTCTATTTATGAGGGGATAATGATTTTAAATTTCCTTTATGGTTGAGAACCCATTCTCTTTTTCTATCAGGATGGTGGTGTCTACCTCACCTTTCAGCTCGTCCCTGTGTGAGATCATGAGGATGTTCGGGCATACCTCTTTCATGAACCTGAATGCCTTGAACATTCCACCAGTGTCCAGAGACCCGTCAAACAGCTCGTCTATGAGCATTAAGTTAGACCCCCTTCCCAACGTACCAACGAGGTCTTTAAACGCAGCAGTCGTCGCTATATTAAGCCTCAGACGTTCACCAGCAGACATGTTGTAGAAACTCACATTTTTGTTCATGTATTCAATGTCTACACTCATATCATTGTTGATTTGCGCAACATGTGGTAGATCAAGACTGCGGCTATATTCAACAATCTTCTTGTTCACATACGGAATGTACAGATCCACGATATTCTTGCGAACGAACGACTTGTTATCTGTCAACAGTTTTGTCAAATATTTGACATGCTTGACATGGTTCTTAATGTCTTTCACCACGTTCTCAAAATCCGAAACATCAGGAAGTTCCACCAGATTAGCCTCAACTTCATATGGGTTTTCTTCCTGTTCCAATGCTTCCAACTCACCTTCGATCTGTTTGATTCTCGCTCGCTTCTGTACAATCGTTTCATCAGAAATAGCCTTAGGTAGTTCGGACAAGGTATCAACAATCGACACAATAGAACTTTCAACACTTTCAATTTCCCCAACAAGGTCACCTGACTCATCGATGAGACCGTCAAGAAGCCTCTTATTCTCGTCGTAGACAGCTTTTGTGGTTGGATATGTGTCATCGTATGGGTTTTTTTCTTTCTCCGCTTCCAGCCTGTCTAAATCTTTAATAAGAGCATCCAGTCGGTTGATTTCTTCATTTGCCTTTTTAAACTGTTGTCGGGTCACCCCCACTAACCGTGATTCAACATTTTTTATCTCAGTCTCAATACTGCTGATAGACTCACCAAGATCCTTGACACTCTGCGTCTTACCGTCTATCAACTTTTCAAGTTCTGCAACACGTTCTTTATCATAATGAGGCTGGCCGCATGTATGACACTTCCCATCTTTCAAAGAATCAAGTTCATAACTCAATCTATCAATTTCACGGATGTTTTCATCTCTCGCACGCTCAACATTAACCATATCAGCTTCAAGAGAACTGATCTCATCTTTAAGATTCTGATCATTCTCAAACCCTGTTATGGTTTTCTCTAGTTCATCAAAATCTCCAATTGTATCAACATCTGCCAATACATCACCGATCTTTGCTTCAACAACAGAAGCATTGTTTCTACGTTTCTCATCATTGTCCTCATATAGTTCTATCTCTCTAGCAAGTCTTTGAATTTCTTGAGAAATTCGTTGCTGTCTGTTTTCAAGATCAATCTTTCTCTGTTCTTCTCCACAGAGTTGCTCCTCTATGGCCTTTCTCTTCTTGTTACTTTCTTCCGCCATAGAGAAATCGAATGATTTCAGTTCCTCAAGTTCGGTACTGAGCGAAACAATTTTTTGTTCATTTCTCAATCGCAGAGCCTCTGATTGGTCAATCAGACGATCATATCTGGCTTTTTCTTTATCAAAAAGAGATTTTGCATTCTCAAGATCTCGTTCAGCCAACCTTAGATCAGAGTTCAGCTCACTTGCGATGCTTTTAAGTGTCTCTGCTCGTTTTGCCAATGTATCAAGGGCAAGAAGTCGTTCAATCATGGTCCTCTGTTCCGCACCGCTCATAGCCATGAAAGACTTCTTTGTTGGTGATAGGAAGAACAGTAGAACGAACACCTCATATTCGTAACCGATTGTTTTCGTTATAAGATCATCGGTGTTCTTCATAGCATCGAGGGTCAGACTCTCACCATTTCGCTCGAACTTCAAAGAGTTAGGTTTTCTTGTTCTGGTTATTTTATACTCATCATCACCGATACCAAAAACAAGCTCAACGACGAGACCCTTCCCGTTTGTAAGGTTGATGAACTCGTCTGTCTTGATGCTTTCGATACCCTTACCATACAATGCAAAAAGAACAGCATTCATGATAGTTGTTTTGCCAGCACCGTTTCTGGATTCACCTCTGTCACCAACGTCTTTATTGTCACCAAGAATCAGACACACCTCTTCTCTACCGAGATTAAACGTCTGAGGTTTTCCACCAAACGATAGAAAATTCTTTACCGTGACAGTCTTAAATTCAATCATTCTCTTCTTCTCCCCTCTTCTTAGCCTCAAGATAATACTTTGTGAGAATTTCTTTGTCCACTCCATCGATATCGACTGCATCAGTCAAGAATTTCATGACAACCTCGTCAACGTTCTCGACACTTTCAACCTCACCAACATCAGCCTCAAGAATCTTTGTTACGGCCTTACTGGTGTGTTTTATCTTGACATCGTTAAACTTCATAGATGATAGAACATCCTTAAAGTCGTCAATAATCGTTTCATCATCAAGATCGTCTGGGAACTCGATTCGGATAGACGTATTCTCTGGGTCCAACGCCTCTACCAAGTCTTCATCAAACTGGTCATATGGAATAGAAATGACCTTTACACCGTCATACCGTATAAACTCAATATCACCGGTATCTGTATCAAGAATATAGACCCCGTGTTCCTCGTTGGCCTCATTCATCGTGATAGGATAAGGTGTCCCCGCATACAGAACGTTATCTTTCTCTTGTGGGCTATGATAGTGTCCAGAAATAACTCGTTTGGCTCTTTTTAGACTCTTGTGTGTCCAACCGTGTTCAACAGCATAACCTTCGTTCAACACGAAACCCTGAAACTCAAAGTGTCCCATGATATATGGATATTCTGCACTTTTATTAACGACATCATCCCACATTTCTGCATCAACAATCCAAGGAGTCAACAACACCTCACCCTTTTTATAAGAAGGATTGATTTCGGCAATATCAGACACATTGGAAACGACAGTGACATGATGCTTCAATGAGTTGACACTGGACATATCTAATCGTTCGAGATAGTAGAGATCGTGGTTACCTATGATGACACACACGTTCTCTTTAGAAAACGTCGCAGACAGCCTCTCTGCCCCTTGCAGTCCGTAGTTTAAAGTAGATACATCAATCTTATGTCTGGTATGAAAGTAGTCACCCAACTGGACGACACCATCAACACCATTCTCTTCACCGACCCCACACACCCAATCGATGAAGTCGAGAACCTGTTTATTGTACTTCTCTGAATTTGACTTTTCACCGAAGTGCAGGTCACCAATCAATAAAAATTTAGACATTTCAATATCCCCTACCACTGGATTCCGCCAGCAGTTTCTTCTGGTTTATCTTCTTTTGAATAATATTCATCTGATGTTCCGTTGTCACCGTCTAGGTCATCACTGTTCATCCGCTCTGCTTCCTCTTTGTCTTTGATCATATCAACATATCCATAATCAGCTTCAAGTCCTTCTTCCAAACGGATCTTATTGACGATATTCCTCTGCTTGTACTCATTTCGGAGTAGATGTAGGAAGTCATTGTGAATGCAGGTAGTGAAAAATGCAAACGGATTATTGCAATATGTGTAGTGATAATCTCGAATCGTCTCACCGTCCCATGGTTGATCTTTGTATGGTCTGAACTTAGGGAAACTCTTTACACACGAAAGGAGCGCAGTTGCAACCAGATCTTCTCTTAGATGGGAGTATCGAACAAACTTCGGGTGGTTGGCATACTTCTCTGCCAACTTCTGAAACATGAAGCTGAGTCTATTCGATATCTTGTTTTCTTTCAAACATACCATCATCTCATTGTAAAATTCTGATGGTTCAATGTAATTCTTACGTTGTGGTGTTTCTTTGCTCATTGTATAGATCCTCTAATATTTGTCATTATCAATTATACAATAATAGCTCACATATACAGACTTGTCAAATACATAACACAAAATTGATGAATCAAAACTCAATCTTGATTGCAAAATCGATATGTATGTGGATGTAACGTAAGTCATTGATTTGTATAGGGTCTATGACGCTCACATACAGTAATATGTATATCTGTATGCAGACGAATGAAAATACGATTTTATTACATTTTGTTACAATTGTAATTGAGTTTCATTCTCATTATCGTTTTCATTTATTGATGAATCAAAATTCAATCTTGATGTAAATTTCTGTGATTTTTCATTGTGACGTAAGTCATTGATTTGTATAGGGTCTATGACACACACATACAGATATATGTATTACTGTATGTGTGCGAATAAAATACGATTTTATTACATTTTGTTACAATTGTAATTGAGTTTCATTCTCATTCTCATTTGTTTTGTGTTGTTATCAGTTTTAGGTGTTTCTGATAAATAGATATGTAACTTTTATGTAAGTATTTTATAGGAGAAATTCAAGAATGAAGAAATTTACTAACAATGGTCGTGGGCTGGCAACCATTCATTTTGAGGACGGAAGTGGTGTTTTCCTCAAACGTGGGCAGTCCATCGAAACGGATAAAACCGTTAAGCGTTTAGATAAGGGTATCGTAGAGGTTGTTGTTAAAACGTCTCAGAAAGCTAATAAACAGTCTTCTGCGAGCAAGAATTCAGACACCAGCACTAACACTGCTGAAAAAGTATAAGGAGAAATAGAATATGTCTTTTCCTAATTCTGCTGGGGTTTATGATCGTATCGTAGATAAATCTTTCGTTGTGAATGCCGGTGGTGTTGTTGCTGGTGCTATCGTTATATCTGCTGATCGTGGCCCAACAACTATTAACACTGTTACATCTGCACGGGAATTTGTTGATACCTATGGTCTACCTGATCGTGACCACCCATCTCTGTATGCTGGTCTGCGTTTCCTGAATCGTGCTGGTATCCTAACCGTCCTGCGTGTTATCAATGACGCCGAAGCTGCATCTGGTACTCTTGAGCATGACTCTGACGGTAACGGTACTATGGTTCCTCATCTTGATATCAAAGCTGCCAATGAAGGTGCATGGGGTAACAACATCACTGTGTCTTTTGCTGATGCCTCTGCAAAAGAAGGTACTGGTCGGTTCACCGTAACAGTTAAAGAAGATGGTGTTGAGGTAGAGAGTTTTGTTGTTTCTCGTGACACAGAAGCAAAAAATGGTTATGGTCAGAACCAGTTCATCGAAGACGTTATCAATGGTAATAGTGATTACATTACTGTTACTGACTACCCAGCCGTTACTGCTGCATACGACATGTCCGGTTCTGTGTCTCTTTCCGGTGGTTCAGATGATACCGCTCCGGCAACATCCGGTGATATCGTTCTTGGATGGGATGAGTTCTTGAATGTTGAAGATGTTCCTGCAACATTCCTGATCAATGCCGGTTTCGCTGTTGAAGAAATTCAGGTGAAAATGGTTGCTGTTGCTCAGGCACGTAAGGACTGTGTTGCAATTCTGGATGTTCCGCAGCTTGATAACGATGACGCCGATGCTATGGTTACATACCGTGACACTCTTGGTATCAACAGCTATTTCGGTGCCCTGTATGGTGGTTGGCTGCGCGTGTATGATCCGTACAGTGATCGTGAAGTAGAAGTACCACCGTCTGGTGATGTGGCTGCTGCTGCCGTGGTGACAATTCAGGACTATGAGTACTGGGAAGCTCCAGCAGGTGTTCGTCGGGGTATCATTCCGAATGCACTGGGTGTTACTAAAGTTTTCTCTGAAGGAGAACGTGACCTACTGTATACCAATGGTGTAAACCCTGTGACCACATTTGCCGGTGCTGCTGCAATCATCTGGGGGCAAAAGACACAGCAGGTTCAGGCTTCGGCTCTTGACAGACTGAATGTTGTTAATACCGTTCTGTGGTTGAATCAGAGAATGAAGGAAGCACTTCAGCCGTTCGTGTTTGAACCTAACAACGAAGTGACTAGGAATAACGTTAATTATATCCTGACCAGCTTCCTTGATAACATCAAACAGCGTGGTGGTCTGTATGATTTTGCTGTAGATACTTCTACAACAATTAATACACCGCAGGTTATTGACAATAACCAGCTTCTGGTTGACGTATACATTAAACCTGTCCGTACTGCTGAATTCATTCGTATTAGCACAATCGTCACACCGTCTGGTGTTACTTTTGATGTATAATTTGGTTTAAAATAGTCAACAATAAAACCCACTCAATTGAGTGGGTTTTCTTTTTTCATGACATATTTTATTGATCCTGCGTCAAATAATCTTACATAACCATTTTCTTTCATTATCTCTCTTTCCGTTTTGTTCATGTCAACATTATTAAAAATATCAGGAAGTTTATGTTTCATGAATTGTTCTCTTCTATATCTTTTTTGATTTTTTACATAAAACATTTGTGGATCTGTCACTCTTTCCAAAACAAAACCAGTCTTTTCATAAACATCACCAACACTATAGTCCATAGATGCATAAGTGAAGAACTCAGTCCAATCAAGTGTTCTTTGGAGATGTTTTAACAATTTACCAAAACCTCCAATGACATTTTCTGATGTTGCATAACGTGTTATGTCATAAACACCATTGCCTTTGTTCTTGTATCCAACACATGCAACGAGGCATCCTTCAAAGTATAGACCCACCCATTTAGAACCAAATGTTTTGCCTTGGATGTGGTTTATTTCCATGAAGGTGAATGCGTCTTTCGATGGAACTTCTTTTATTTCGCATTTTCTTGCATAAACTCTTTTCTTATCAGAGACACCGAGTTTTGCTTTTATTTTCTCTTTTACGATATCATTCTTAAACAACCAATCGTCTTCCCAGACGTGGATGAGTCTTATATCATGTTCTTTTAAAAGTTTCGTTGTCTTTTCTTTGTGGTATAGCCTGTCTTTATATTCTTCTGAATGCCACCAAATACCATTACACTCAATTCCGATTTTAAGATGCTCTATATAAATATCAACTTCCAATCCATCGAATCTAACGTTCCTCTTTATATTTTCGATACCAAGAGAATCTACAAAAAGGCTAACGGATTTTTCGAAACCAGATTCATTTGTATTTTCATGGTGTATACCATGAAACTCAAATGCTCTTTTTATAACACCAACAGAAACACCAATAATATTTGCGATGTTTGAATATGTGATGTACTTCTCATGAAGTTCTTCCAATATTCTTCTGTTGAGAAGGATGTCTCTTTTTTCTTCTCCTAACCGGTGAAATGGGTTTTCGTCATAAAATCTCTGCAATCCCTCTCTTACAAATTTTAACTGTGTTGTTGTTTCCGACCCATATTTTTCTAGGTTTGTTTTCCTCAGCTTCTCAACAGAATTAAGATCGTGCATTATGTTTTCAACACCATATCGTTGCATGATAGATGCTTTTGACTTATTCTTGACTTCTTCTGATTTTGCTGGATGATCAACACCATATCTTATCAATGATGTGATCTTTATCTTTTCTCTTATTTCCTCTTTGTTTTCCTTTATAGCTTTTAGTGCGTTCTTTCGCACACTCGGGAGTTGTAGAATGCATGGAACACCATATCTCTCCATATTTGTTTGGGTTGTTTTCTCTCTGATGGATTCTTTGTTGTTTTTTATTCCTTCTGCTCGACTAAGAATTGATTCTTCCGTGCTTCCATAATATGGAACCCCGTAACGCTCCATGCATGTAGATCTTGACTTTTCCTTTACTTCTTCCGACTGCATTGAGTACTCAACACCGAAGTTTTGCTTTGTTGTCTGCTTTACTTTTTCTTTAACGTCGTCGAGGTGCATCTGATGTTCGACACCATAACGTTCTCTTATTGTTTCTTTTCTCTTGTTAATAGTTGAGGCACCCATACACTTCCTTGAGCAATAGGTGGAGAACTCGGTTTTTCTAACAGACGATACCGGTGCCCCACAGTTTTCACATTTGGGTGGTTCTTGTATATTATCAAGGAGACATTTCAAATAAAGAGCAAACTTCTTTTCACCTTTAAGATTTTTCATAAAGAGATTGTCAACAAAGGAGATGAGTGCTTTTTTGAAGACCCTGTGTTCCTTTTTGTTTAGATCATATCCACTCGGTCTTCCTGCTTCTTCATAATATGACATGAGTTCTTCGTATGATTTCATTGTTTCCTCTTGATATGGGGTCAAATGACACTTTAAGTTGTAGTATCTATTTATACCATGCCATATACAATAAGTCAAATTTTTAATGACCAACAACAAAAAACCCGCTCATTTGAGCGGGTTTTCTTTTTTCATAACATATTTTATTGATCCTGCGTCAAACAATCTTACATACCCAATTTTTAGCATGTTCTCCCATTCTGTCATGGTTTCATCAAACAGGTCTCCCATTATATCTGGTAGCTTGTGCTTCATAAACTTCTCTCTCCTGTGCCGTACACCTCTCCTGACATACCAGAGAGCAGGTTGAGTAATAGAGTGTCTTTCAAAACCAGATTTCTCATACATACCCCCGACACTATAGTCCATATGGGCGAATGTTATTATCTCACTCCAGTCATTACTCTTTTTAAAGTGAGACAACAGTTTACTAAAACCACCGACAACAGACACACTGCTTGCAAATCGAACAAGATCCCAAACACCATCACCAATATTCTTTATCCCAATGGTTGCCACAGGCTGTCCATCATACATCAGGGCATACCATTTTGATGCAGTCGTTTTCCCCTGTATGTGATAATTTTCGAGAATGTGTTCTATCTCATACCTCTCCACTTCCTTTACAACAGTTTTTCTTGCATATACCCTTTCTTCTTGCTTAGACAGCTTGCTTTTTATTTTGTTCTTAACGACTTCTTTTTTGAGTACCCAATCGTCTTCCCAAACGTGTATAAGTAAAATCCCATTTTCTGCACACTTCAGACTTTTCTTTTGGTGATATGACTTTTCTTTATGTACTGAACTATGCCAGTAAACTCCATTAAACTCAAAACCAATTTTTTCTTCTGGTAAGAATATGTCAATCTCATACCCATCAATAATTTTTCTTGAGTTTCTTATTATAGTCCCTTTGTAAATTGATCGTATATATTCATACAACTCGGTTTCCATTACAGACGATGTGTGTGAAATCTCTATCCCATGTTCATTAATTCTTCTTCTCACAGTCTCTGCGGAGACTCCAATGATTGTGGCAATCGCAGTTGTTGATGGAACCTCTTTGTACAGCTCAGAAAGCTTCTCTTTGTCTGATAGTATGTCAACTGCACTTGAAGAAAACCCGAAAACACCCATTTTGAAACCCTTTTCCAAGTTACGTTGCCTCAAAGCGGTGGATACCTTTTCTGCTGTTTCTTTATTTTTCATTGGGTTGTCAAAACCAAACTTCTCAAAGTTTGACTTTTTTGTTTTTTCTTTTATGGCTTCTGATTGCTGTGCATATTCAACACCATATTTTTCAAGCATGGTGGTCTTGAACTTTTCTTTGTGGTGTTCTGACCTCATAGGATGACCACCATCAAACCTTTCGGCATTTGTTGCATTCCGTTTCTGTATAAACGCATCTGTCTGGCTTACAAACTCAACACCGTATTTTTCTAGGTTCGTCTCCACCATCCTTTCTTTAAGAACGCCACTTGCGGCAGCACACTTTGCAGAACAGAACTCAGAGAACATGGTGTATCCGTTGGGGTCACATGCTTTGGCCTTCTTTCTTAGAATTTTACTACCACAGTTTGGACACTTTGGGATTTCGGTGATTCCGTTAGTTATGCAATGTGTGCGAAGTGCAAGATCTATGTTTTTGACACCAGCATCGTCCAAGAATGCGGTGTTGTTTAATATGGATTTCTTGATTGTTGGGTTTTCTGATAAATATTTTCGTAAGCCAAACCCTTTTGGGAATCCGTGGTCTGTAATGGATTTTATGATTTTGTCATTTGTCATGAACACTAACATACCCCTTCTGTATAAATAATGTATGTAGACTCGTGTATTTAACAGATCACATTACCACAGGTTCTCAAAAATTTCAACCCTCAAAATGAAAATAGGAGTTTTAACAAATGGCTAGTATCCAAGACATTCGCAGCGTAGAAACACCGCAGCGTGCATATGAATGGGAAGTTGAGCTGAATGGTGGTTCAACCTCCGGTAACCTTCCAATCCTGACCCAGCGTGCTCAGAACGTATCAATTCCAGAAATCTCTGTAGAAACTATCGAGATAAATTACAAGTCTCGTAAGTCTCTATATGCAGGTCGTGATGCATCACCGCATACCGTAACTGTGACCTTCTGGGATTCGGAATCTCATGATGTTTATAACTTTTTCCGTGATTGGATTGCTGGTATCAGTGATCCGTTTCAGGGTGGTGGTGACGATCGTGGTTCTTATGCTGCTGAAATGATTATTCGTAAGTTTGCACATGATTCAACAACTGAAACAGGTAAGAACGTGTTTACGAAGGTTTTCCCAACCTCTCTGGGTGAGGTAAGTCTCAACTATGAAGGTTCTGAACACATGACATTCGACGTAACATTTAGTTATGATGAGAACGTTTCCGAAGGAAGCTAATAAAATAAAAATGATACATCATTTTCAAGCCACTCTTCGACGAGTGGCTTTTTTATTGCATAAATAAAGAATATAAGAATGAGAGGTGTATTGATATGGCTGGTTTATTTGATCAGTTGACAGGAAGAATGGAACCACAAAAGTCATATAATTGGGTTGTTGAAATAAATTCATCTGATTCATCTTTTTCAAAGATAAGCATGAACGCAAAAACAACATCAATCCCAACGAAGACCATGGATGTTCAGAAAAGATACTTTTGTGGTAAGAAATATCATGTACCGACGAAAGACACATCTGGGAATATTTTTTCTATAACATTTTGGGATAATCAAAATCTTGATGTCTATAACTATTTCTATGATTGGTATTCAGAGGTCAGTAAAGGACCGGCTGCAATTAGGAGTAAGGCACCAATTGATTTCAAGAGAGAGGTGTCTGTACATCTTCTGTCGGATGATGGTGAAACTGTCACATGTTCATACTTCTTACACGGTGCTTTCGTTTCAGAAATTGGAGATAGCCCTCTATCATACTCTGACTCAAGCGAAATGACGGTGGACATTCGCCTCTCATTTGACACACTTGAAACTGTAAAGTTTTCTGACTTTTAAAAGAGGACAAAATGGCTATTTCTGATATAACAGAAGCTCTTGCTCTAAAAGAACTACAGAATCCTCAAATGGATTTCAATTGGCTTATTGAGTTACCTCGTCTCAGTATGGATGGTATATCTATTCAAAATAGAGCAGACGTGGTGGCATCTGCCGATGAGAGAGCACAGGCAATATTATCTAATGCCGGTGGGTGGGTTGAAGCAGCAATGGGTGGCTATGACCATAATGTTATCAGCCATCGTGTTTATTCTGTTGAATTACCAAACACGTCTTACGAATCAAGCAAGAACGTTGATAAAGGCACATTCTGGTATGGGGCACTTGGTAGTGATATTGGTTCTGTTGTTCTCACAGTTGACGAGTATGAAGATGGTGCAACACTGCGCTACTTCACCGACTGGATGTATTTGATAGAGAACGCTGATGGATCTTTCAATCCCCCTGCTCTTTACAAGAGAAATATCCTGCACTATGCCATGAATGGTAGTGGTGAGAAAACCCATGAGACTAAATTTATAGGATACTTCCCAACCGAGATAACTCCGGTTTCATGGTCGTATGATGGTTCTAACGTTCTTCAATATTCTGTTACGTTGACCGGTGATGATGTTGAGAGGACAGTAAAAAAAGATGATACGTTCAAAGATGCACCAACAATACGGCAAGATATTTTGGATGCGGTAAAATAATAGTCATAAATATATTCATAGATTAATACAAATACTTATTCTTGAGGGATAAAAAAAAATGGCAACACGTAAAAAAAGTATTCTAATTGAAGAAGACGAACTGCTTGAAAAACAACAGGAAGAACAGAAAGATCCTGATATTGTAGAGATTAAAGATGACCTCAACACACTGGATCTACCGTCTGGTGGTCTTCTTGGATACCCGTCAACGATCTCATATCGTGATATTCTTGTCAAAGATGAGGAAACACTTGCGAGTGCAACAGCCAAAACATACACACGCACACTTAATAAAGTGTTAAAATCCATCGCAAATGATTGTGATTTCTTTGAGAAATTGACAATTCATGACCGTGATTATTTCTTGGTCTGGGTGTGGGCCAATAACTATTCACCAACTAAACGGGTAGAAGTTGAATGTCCACATTGTAAAGACAAGCATGAACAGGTTGTGGATTTCACGAAACAAGAAACAAGTGATCTTAATAAGAAGTTCAAAGGTTTTTATGAGATGGATCTGAAAAGCGGCCATAAGGTGAAAATCCGTCTAAACACAGTAGCAGACGAAATGGCTGTTGAAACATATATAGCTAATGACAAAAATGCCCGTTTTGATCACCTGATGCTTGTGCGTTCGATTGAACTTCCAGTAAATATGCCTTTGAAGACAAAAGTCGAATGGGTTGCTGAAAATGTTACTGGTGCTGAGATGGCAAAAATTAAGAAATTCCATGTTTCGCTGAAATACGGGATTGATCCTTCTGTCAAGTACGTCTGTAAGGCGTGTGGAGGTGAATTCTTTGGTGACTTTCCCTTTCAGACAGAAGATATTATTTTCCCAACCGTACAGGCAGATATTGACGAATTCCTATGATCTTTGTAAGATTCTAGGAATATCACCTGTAGACTACAGGGGTATGTCAATATCATATGTCAGAACATTCTTGGAGAGGATTGACAAAGACATAAAAGAAAAAGATCCCTTCCTAATCCCACAAACTCTTCGCCTGTAAAAGGTGAAGAGTTTTCTTTTGCCTAAATACTTACTGACCATAAAGAATTTGAGATTCTAATAGTAGGATAGGTAATCGAACATGTCAAAATTCATCGATAAAGAACAACTCAACATAGGTGGCGTACTTTATGACACTCTTGTGGAACATGAAGTGATCACGGAAGGATTCGCCAGAAAAACACTAGCGAACATCGATATTCTCATTGAAAAAGAAAACCGTGAGAACGGTGAAGCTATTCTCCTTGAAGCGAGAAAACCAACGCGAACAAACAGTAAATTGGGTCCAGATTACTACAACATTAAAGGTGTTGACGTTTCAATGGATGTATTTTCTCGTGTTTGGAAAGATTATGAGCGTTTCAGTACACCAGACGCTGTTGCGACGGCAATAGGCGTACACCCAGATCACTGGTTGAACAGTAACCTGACTGACCCACGGAGATCAATGGTTAGTGACCTCACCGACCTATCTTATTATGCGTATCATCAGGGATTCATTGATGAACATGTCACTTGGTCGAACAGGGCCAAGGTTTTTGGTGAACGTCAGCGTCAGGAAAAGTTTTCTGTTGACGATCCGCGAAGAGAGGAAGCACCAACAAAGGACGATATTGATTTCGGGCACAGAGGAAGAGATAACAGTCGGGCTGGTAGATCTGTTGATAAGATTAATGAAAAAGAGTTGCTTCCTGGTGAACTATATTCAAACATGTCAAGAATCCCGAAAACGCGTTGGGCTGGGTGGTTACGTTTCTGGGATCGTGAAAAAACCAGTCTTCCGAAAGACAAGTCACTGATCGGAAGAGAGTGGAAGAAAACGTTTCTTATCGGGTATCAGGTAGAACCCAGTGTGGTATATGAGATCTGGTACAACAGTATTGATTCATCTTTCAGTATACATGATCATCGTGGAAACCAGATGACACGGAGATACCCAACGCTCCAAGAAGCAATGAAAAACATGTTTTCACTTCTATTCCAGCATTCAACTTCAACGGATCAAGATGTTATGACGAATGTGGACAATAACATCGCACTATCGATTGGTAGGACACTTTCTAACGACTTCTCAAAAAGTGACCGTATGAAAGATATGATGGCTCGTGAGCGCAAGGAAGAGAAGAAAAGAAGGAAAGAAGAAAAAGAGAGAGCTAAAAAAGAGAAGAGGACACTCAAACAGCGTGTTGACGCTGGTATTGATAGTGTTTCTCGTGGTGTTGATAACACAGTACAGTTTGTCAGCGATGTGAAAGATACACGAGAGAAAACAAGAGACCTCGGTAGAAAAGTCAGGGACATGATGAAGGATAACGAGTTTGAAAGGGAGAAGGCCGAAAGAGAAGAACGTGTCAATGATGCCGAGAGTAAGCGAGAAAAGGCTCAGAACGAGTTCGTCAATAAAGCTAGGGAAGAGATGGAGCGGCGTCGAAAAGAGCGTGAGGAGAAGCTGAGACGTGCAGAAGAGATGGAGAAGCAGCAACGTGAAGAGAGGGCTGAGTCAGAAGCAAGATTTAACGACTTGGTTGGCGACCTTGATATTAAGAAAATGAGTATTTCTGACGGTGCAGATGCATTTGAAAAAAGACAAAAAGAAGAAAAGAGAGCCCGTGATGTAAACGCTGTGCTGGCTGCGGCAGAACAAATGAGAAAGCAGGCCATGGAAGATGAGGCAACCCCGAAACTTAAATCTGACGATGAGCATAAGTTGCCTAAACCGTCCGACTTAAAAGAATCTGAGGATGGCGGTAGTGAAAATGTTGATGAGGAAATACCAGATGAGATGGCTCTCAATGACATGGAAACAGAAGTGAGAAGACTTGGTAATGATCCATCGTATAAAACCCATGTTGATGGAATACGGAAACGTTCTGAAGCAAGTAGATATACTGCCGCAGCATTGAAGAATACTGTCATGGGTGAAATTGTCGAAGTTTATAGACAGACTAGGGTAAACCGTAACTGGATGAACAGTTGGTGGGGTCGCTATATACTGCGAGGAAGAAAAGATAAGATCGTAATGCCAAACGATAAACCGAATATCTTCAGACAGGCAGGGAACTTTGTTCAAGGCAAACGTTATATTTCCGACTTTATCCTCGGATTTTCTATTGAGAATAGGGCGAATATTGAAATTTGGTATATCACAGAACCAAACCCGAACTACTCATGGAAGTTCAGTGATCTGTTCAGGGCAAATACAGATGTACCAAAAATGATATCAAGTTTCTATGTTTTTGATATTGAGTCTCAGACACTATTGAGAAAATATCTACCGCATTACAGAAATGCTGTACAGGTTGCAATCAACAAGATAGCACCTGTTAACTAATATGAGGCCGGTTTATGGATGATAACACTAATGTTTTAGATGGTGAGTATATCAAGAATCTTGGTATACTCGGGTCTTTGATGCAAAAACAATCAGATGCTATTGATGAGATAAACGACAGCCTCGACAGCTTTTTCTTAGAAAATGATAGAAAAGAAAGTTCAGGTGGTATCGTCTCTAGGGATGGGTTGGTTCATGAAGACCCAGACAAACGCATGGTCGATATGTTCAGAACATTGGAATCAACCACGCTGAATGTTAAAGTTAATAACTTCGTAAGTGGTCTATTGAGACCGATGATGGAGCAGTTCGAGGATTTGAACTATTCTGATTCTGAACTAATGCTTGACTCCAAAAGGGTAATAGTTGATCGCCTAGACAGGGTATTGATAGCCCTAAACCAATTAAAATCCGAAAGTGTGACATTCTTCGATAGTTCTGTCGGGTTTTTTGGTAAGACTTTCAACACTCTCAGATTCATAAAAGAACATCCAGGATTAACAGCACTTAAAACGTTCGGTGCTACTATGGGTGTGTTGTTTGGTAAAGACAGAGATTCAGACACCCAAAAAATCGTTAGATCAAATGACAGGGTAACAGAAGCGATTATCAATGGTCAAGTCGATGATAGGGAATCTGTATGGGAGACTTTCAGACGTGGAGGTCTGCTTAAACTCACAGCCCGTGGTGTTGCTGGTATGCTTGGTGGTGAAGAGCAGGCACAGAACAGAAAAGACGCAAGGGAACTTGGGATGGAAGTTGATAATTCCATTGTGGGTAAACTTGTTGACAACTTTTATGCGTCAAATCTCATCAATAAATCAAAAGACACTCTGTATAAAGAAGTTGGGGATGGTGTAGATGAGATAGCACCAAACAATGGAACGAATGTCAACGGGGCTTTGTTAAACACGGCATTAGAACACCTCAATACCATTCTACCAAACATGGAAAGAAGTGTATTGACTATGGAAAGACCACCATTCTTTTCAACAATGAATGATATAATGACTGGTTCTTTCATAAGATCATCGGTTGTTGTCGATAATCAAAAGGCCAATGAAGTTTCTGAGAGAGAACAAAAAGAAACCCTGTTCAGGGAAACCCAAGAAACGATAATGTCTTCTGTTGATAGAAATTCTGGTAAAACCTTCAAAACCATGAAGGAAATGAATTCGCGGCAAGAAGATATTCATGACCAGAACAAAAATATCGTGAAATGGTCTAAGGGCTCTGTTAAGGAGCAAATAAAAACCAGAAGATTGATGCAAATAAAGACCATCCTAGGTTTTCTCGGTGGTGTCGTTTCTACTTTGGTTACTACCGGTGTCCAGATAGTAAGCTCAATTACATCTTCTGCTGCTACCGTTGTTGCTGCTATTGCTGGATTTCTTGGTATAAAGAAAATTCTAAAAGACGGATTCGCAAAGATTGGCACTCTTCTTAGTGGTCTTCTTTCGAAACTACCAGTAATTGGTAAGTTTTTTGGTAAACCGGCAACTTCTGTAGCAGGAGCGGCTTCAGCCGGAACAGCGACGAAAGCCGCTCCGAAAATGAGTTCTCTTGGTAGAGCTGGTGGTGTTTTAACAGCTGGACTATACGCCTATGAAGGGTGGAGTGAAAAAGCAGCAGAACTTGAAGAAAGAGATGACTTAAACAGCACCCAGAAGACCATACAAAAGACAGGGAATGCCGCTGGGTCTGGTCTTGGGGGTCTTGCTGGGGCTTATGCCGGTGCATCTACTGGAGCATCTGTTGGTGCTACTATTGGCACATTTTTCGGTCCAGGAGTTGGAACAGCGATAGGAGCCGGTATCGGTGGTGTTGTTGGTAGTGTTGCTGGCGGCATTGCCGGTTCTGAAATCGGACAGTTCGTTGGTGATAAGTTATCCAGTCTCGTTTCTGGGTTCTTCGGTGACGATGAAAAAACTATTGGGGACAAACTACAAGAAAAGACCGATGCTCTCTCAGAATCGATGGACGCCTTTAAAGAAAAATCAGCAGGGTTTTTCAGTGATACATTTGATACGGTTTCTAAGTGGTACAGTGGTGCAAAAAGTTTCTTGTTTGATGACGAAAAGACAATAACGGAACAACTACAAGAAAAGACAGAAAACCTATCAGAGTCAATGGACACCTTTAAAGAAAAGTCAGAAGGGTTTTTCTCAACCGCATTTGGTACTGTAACAAAATGGTATAGAGATGCAAAAGGTTTCTTGTTTGATGATGACGAAAAAACAATATCAAATCAACTACAAGAAAAGACAGAAAACCTATCAGAGTCAATGGACACCTTTAAAGAAAAGTCAGAAGGATTTTTCAGTAGTGCGTTTGGTACTGTAACAAAATGGTATAGAGAGATAAAAATAAAACAACGGGACTTGTTTCTGCGTCACAGTTTGATGGGGATGTTGATGATATTGTTTACAAAGGAGCAGTAGAAAGACACAACAAAATTGTTTCTATTATTGACAAATTCTCGAAAGAGAAGGATGATGAAAATTCGTTAAAACTTAAACGAATCCAAGCCGAATACGATACAGCAATGTCAAGGTATCGAAAAGTACCGAAAGAGATTAAAGAGGTCTCTGAAGGTTTCTTTTCTCGTCTTTGGGATGGTATAAAAAGTGTGTTTGAGAGTGCTGCGTCTTGGATTAGCGGCGTTACTGGAAATATGTGGAATACTGCAAAACGTTGGTTCCATGATGATAAAGAAACACCTGAATTTACCGTTAACAAGTCTACCAATGAACTGTCTGTCATTACGTCTGGGAATAACAGAGAGACACAGATAATAAACAGCACACAAACGGGTAAAGATGCATTAAGAACTATGAACGGTGATGTGTCATCAATATCCTTTGTCCCAGAAAGAATGGGCATGACACAAGATAGTCGCCAGCATGATATATCAAGTACCCAAGGTGGTACTGTGAGTGAGACTTTCAACGAGTCGTATAAGACCATAACGAAAGCCGTTGACGATATAAAGAATGCTGTTATTCAGTTCACTCAGGTTGCATATCAACAAAGTGAGAATGTTGTTTCCAAATTCGAAAACACTATTGAAGAAAATGATTTTATGAACGTGACAGGTAGGTAATGACATATGAAAATGGATGAACTCGATGACAAGTTTAAAATTAGGATAAAGAGGCAGGCACCATATGGGTCAAATGGTGAGCTTGTTGTAGAAGCACCACTACCGGACGACTTCGGTTATACCGTCGGGTCTGTGTTTAGTACACCATTTGATACGATGAGCCTGAATGAAACAGTTGCAAAGGGATTTGCTCTTGCCGGTGTTACTCAAAAACCCGGAGCAGCAATGAAAAAAATGTTCATTCACCCAGAACCGACAGAGATTAGTTTTGATGTTGAATTCGTCGCATATTATTCGGCGCGGAAAGAGGTTGTGGCACCAGTACTGAAGTTGTCAGCAATGGCTCTATCATCACACATGGACACTGACGATGGTGTTGATCAGATCAATGGGGCTTTGGCAAAATTGAATGCCATTGCAGTGGATGCCGGTCTGAGAGACGACGATGACGAAAAACCAAAAATCACAGTCTCTTCTGACTTTTCTTCTTATGGGAACAAGCTACTCAGTATATTGAACTTTGTGAGAGGACCGGACAAAGTTGACGTTTATTTTGGGGACTTGTACACAGTATATGATGTTTATCTGTCAAGTGTGGCAGTCCGTTACTCCAATAAAGTTGATGGTGAGGGTTTCCCATTAAGGGCAGTTGCTACGGTGACATTGACACTAGAGAATGTCCCAACACTTGAATCGGTGACCGGTGATTGGTATGGAGCTAATTTATGATTACAGATAAAAAAGGTTTGTTTGCAGAGAAGACAGTGAATGATAACACTGAACTAGACTACCTTGATTCTAAAATAAAACAGTTGATAGAGGTAGAGGATCTTACAACATCGGATACAATAAGGATACCGGAATCTGTTAAATATAGACCGGATTTACTGTCGTTGAAATATTATGGAACATATCATCTTGGTTGGTTGATCGCTCTTTATAACAACTTCCTAGACCCGATCTTCGATTTTGAGGTCGGTGTCCTTGTTAAAATACCAAGCATTGAAGAATATCAGAGATTCTATACAAGAGAGATTGAGGTTTAAGGCCAATAATGGAAAATATAATCTTCGTAAAAGAGATTGGCGGTAGGACGAACGAAGACAAGATGAAGGTCAAGATGGTGAGTGACTTCGTTAGTCCCCTATCGACTCTTGAACTCATCGACTTCAATATTGCTGAATCGTTCTCTGTTTCAATGCCCATCTGTGTGCTTACGTTTGCAGATGCTAGTGGTGTTTTGTTGAATGCAAAAAGGTTGAGCCATGAAAACACATTCACTCTGTCTTTCGGTAAACATAACATCCAATTGCTAAGTCTCAATCTGAAGATTGTTTCAATAAAGTCTGCTAACACGACAGTCGGTAAGTCCGAAAACATGACATTCAAAGTGACATTCTTTCATTATGGGTGGGACTCGATGCTAAACCATGTGTCAAACAGATCTTGGTCTGATGCGAGAATGAGTGATATTGCCGACCAAATAGCGGGGGAGAGTAATTACAAAAATATAGCTGTAGAACAAAGCACTCCCCTAACATCCATAATTCAACCATACATCAACAACGTTTCAATGCTTCGGTATATCCAAGAAAATGCTGTTTCTGAGAAATATAATGATCAGTATGAATTCGTTGGTCATATTGATGGGTCTTTTACGTTCAAGACTGTTTCGATGATGTTGGAAGAGCAGAGTGCCCTTGCAAAGAAAAAACAAATACCCGTAATGGTTTTTGATGACCAAGACCCCATCTATAGGGAAGAAGAGCGCAAGGAGAACGCCATGTTCCCTAAGACGTTTTATTCATTCTCATTAGATACATCGTATGCAAATGCAACCGTGGCAGGTGGTAGTGGTTTGCGTGCTATGAATTATGATTTCGAATCCGCTTCTTATAATATCTCTGACGAATCAGCAGACGGGTCAAACTTCCTGACAACGACTAAAATGACATCATTGCTAGAACAGAATAACAACAAGCAGCGTAGATTTTTTGGTGGAAGGGACACAACAACACCCGATAAAGCGAAAAAACGAATTGCTGAGATTCATAACGGATATAACTCATACAGCATTCAGATAGAAGGTACTTATGCTGCAAAAACAGGGATGCTCGTTGAACTCCTAATGCCATCCCCTCGTTGTGCTGAATATAATTACCCCTATAGCATCGACTATGGTGGTTTTTATCTTATCTCGGGTGTAACACATACCATAGATTTTAGAACAGGTAGATTCAACACTAAATTAAGATTACTGCGACATGGATTTGATGGGAAAGAGCCGAACCATGTGAAGAGTTCTGGGGGTAAACTATAAGTGTTCAACTACAAATTCGACAAAGAAAAAGATTCATATAAGTTTCATGGTATATACAGGGGTCAGGTTGTAAATAACAAAGACCCGATGAACGCAGGTAGGGTGAAAATAAACGTATTCTCCGTGTTCGATGCAATACCCGAGAAGGATCTTCCTTGGGCCACTTTGAATGATTCCTTCATGGGTGGGTCACCGAATGTTGGTGGTTGTTGGGTTCCAGATGAAGGAACCCATGTATGGGCTTTCTTTGAAAATGGTGACATCATGCAACCTGTTTGCCTTGGTGGGGCACCGGCAAATCCACACTTTCCAGAAGAAAGGAAAACTGCATATTTTCCAGACAACAGGGGAGACCCGACATATCCAGAAAACCATGTGATTAAAACCAAATCGGGTCATGTTGTTGAGCTTGATGATACCGATGGGAACACGAAGGTGAGAATCAGCCACAACAGCGGAACACAGATCATTATGTTCGACAATGGTGACATGATTGAACGTGTTGTTGGTGACTGTACTCGCATCGTATATGGGAATCTGTATGAGTATGTGAAAGGTGACAAAGACGAATACATAATGGGTCATGCTGATTACCGAGCAAGAAGAATAGATCTTAACTACGATAAACCCGTTTTTAATGTATCTCCGAATGAACAAAACTCAATCGCAAATGCTGCTGCTATTATTGCTGTTACAGGTACAAGTGCACTTGTAGACTCACCTGATACAAACGGTGATCTACAGACATTAATCAATCAAGGTTTTCCGCCAGATGAAGTACAAGAGGATGGTGACGTGGAAGAAATACAACCAGAAGAGAAAGATGAAGAAGATCAGCCACAGGATATTCCGGTTGCATGTGGCAATATTACCTCGGTTGACTATGAGATGAATCTGTCTCCGAATTTTAAGTTGAAGGATGTCTCATCCGGTGCCCTGTTTTCTCATTACATCACCGGTCAAAATGGTTTTTCTGATCTTGAGATAGTTTGTAATCTTAAAGCTCTTTGTGAGAATGTTCTTGAACCGCTGAGAGCTGCTTACCCAGGATTCAGAATAAATTCAGGTTTCAGGTCTGGTTCAAGTTCAAGCCAACACAACAAGGGAATGGCCGTTGACATTCAATGGGCGAATTTCAGTAACTCTGATTATTCTGAGGCTGCTAAGTGGGTTGCAGAAAATATCAAATTTGACCAGTTTATCCTTGAACATGGTAAGTCAATCTGGTTTCATATCAGTTATGACAGAACAAGTTCACAGAGAGGTCAGACGCTTACATACCACCCCAATAAATCACCTAAATATAAACAAGGTCTCACAAACTATTATGCATAAAAAAAACGGGATGGTAATCATCCCGTTTTTTTTTTATGAGTCACACTGAAATTACAGTACATGGAACCCTAAATATAACAAAATATTAAATTGTAAAGAGGTAAATATTATGCCAGCGGTAACAAGAAAAACTGATATATGTACTGGACATGGGTGTTGGCCCCCGAGACCATCAATACAAGGGTCACAGGACGTATTTACGAATGATCTTGCCACTCATAGAGAAACAGACGATTGGGCGGTACACTGTTGTGTCTCTTGTCATGGAGGCAACCTAGCGTCTGGTTCTTCTACAGTCTATGTCAACAATCTTCAGATGGGCAGTATTGGAGATCCTGTAGACTGTTGCTCAAGTGTTGCAGAAGGGTCACCAAATGTTTTTTGTGGTGATTGATTCACTCAATAAATAATATCGTAATAAACATAATGTGGTCTAAAGGTTA